AATGGATTGCTCTTGCGACTGTTCACTATCTGGAAACCATATTTCTCAAGTATGATACGATCAGTAACACCGAAAGGGCTAGTAGTATCACGATTGACTTGCGTTCCTGACATGTCGATGATGCTGTACAATCTGCGTTTTGGAAAGTCTTGTCTGATGGCATCTGCTATTCCTTCTGTGCTACAATCTTTTATGGCATAACTCTTTAACACTTCTAGTCTTGCATTAGGCAAACCTTCATCTATGACTTGTGCAACGATTGCCGTCATGACACGTTTGTTGAAGTCATGGAATGTGTAAAGATCAGTACGCCTATCTATGATCTCATCAACTGTGTGTTTATGTATGTCAAACGAATAGTAAAACTGATCAGCCACACTCTCCCAGGAACATAGATAGTCTTGCGCAAACTTTAATGGACTGAGTATGCGTTTTTGTTCTTCGATATATTGTCTGTTACCACTGCGCATCTGCTCATAGTTGTAATGACGAACGATATACTTTTCAGGGCGTTCTAATGCCATCTTGAACAAATCGTATAATGGACCTGTACCATTAGGTGTACTTATCACAACTAATCTACCTTGACTATCAGGTTGTCCAACGCTTGGGCGCAATCGATTGGTTATCTCTTGTAATGTGTCACTTGTATATAATGCGGCTTCGTCAGCGATCCATACACCTACGTTGAGACCACGCAAGTTCTCACGTTGTTCTGCACTCTTGCAACGAATAAACACGCCATTAGGAAACTTGATAGTTAGTTCACTGTTGTTGATGTCGATACCATCACGCAGTCCATAATAGTTTATGCAACTTTTCTTTAATGGTTCCCATATCAATGATTTGATCATGGCACCTGTTGGCGCTGAGTAAATTATGTCTTTGTTTTTGTGATACTTAACATCAGTGGCAAAGATAGGAAGAGCGATAGCAGCCAAGAAAGTTTTCCCGGAACCAACAGGCACAATATGGATGCAATGCTTGTCACTACTAAGCATGTCTTTGAGTAAAGTAGTTTGCTCGCCATAGAGCGCAACATCAATCTTTCTTGACATTTTCTAAACTGTAGACTGGGCTCCAGTCATTCAATTCTTTTTGTGGGAAATTGAAAATAGTCTTTAGACTCTCGCCATTAGTTGTATGATCAACTTGTTGCACATCTTGTATGATGTATTTGGCTAAGCCAAGAATATATTTGCTGACTAATTCATGATTGTTGTCTAACTCTGCGTCACGTATCTTTTTGTTTATGAACTGGCTGAATGTCATGCCTTGCTCACGACGGAAGTCATGCAACAATGTAGCAGGACTTATTTTGTTAGTGCTGCCTTTAGGTCTGCCACTGTTGATTCTTGGGCCGCCGCGCCCACTTTTTGGTTTTTTTGATTGTTTTTCAGACATTGGTCATTTCCTTTCACTATCTTGACGATAGTTCCATCACTTTTGTATATCATTTTTGGTTACTGAATATCTACCGCAACATGCTGTGGTAAGTTCATAGCCATGTGTTTTAAGTTTGTCACTGATCGCTGTTTTAACATGTGTGAATTGTTCCTTTGTCATGAATGGAAAGTATTTGAGATTTCTAACTTTGAGAAGTATCTGTTTCTCATCCATGTTATTGATACGATTTATCTCATCATTATGATCATACATCATATCACTCCTTCATCACGCAGTATCTTCATAGCCCATGTCAAGCCAGCAGGTCCGCCCCACATAAGATATGCTTGTGTACCTTTGGTATTTTCACCTGGCTTATAATAGACTCTTGCTCTACTCAAGAACTGATATGTGCGCATGACAGTATCGAGGCTAACGTTCTCACGTTTAGCAAACTGATTCGCACGTTGTAAGCCAACAGCAGTACCACCTTTATTGCTGGGTGTGCTTTCGTCACGCATTTTTAATCCACGCTTGGCATTATTTGCCATAGTCTCTGTTGGCTTGTAACTCATTTCTTTTTCACAGGCGTGCAGACATCACGACCATTTACTGTGCCACTATATCGATATCCTTGCCAGCATGCCTTAGCATCTGCGCCTACCTTCTTACCTTGTTGATTAGTCTGTGGTAATTTCACAGGCTTCATTGGATGTTTCATATATCACCTCACTTCTTTGGTGGTTTAGGTCTTTTGTTTTTTGCGGTTCTCATGCCGCGTGTTGGTAATGGTTGTCTCATGTTATTCTCCTTGTTAAACATAAACTTTCTCCCAGTCTTTTGGATCATCTGTTGGGTCCAATCCATCATACAATGTCTTGTCACTACTATCAAGTTTGCTCTTGTACTTGAGTGTACCGAATACTGATAATAGTTTTTGGTTATTCTTTTTCCAATTCTCTACGATCTCATCGTAACGATCACTACCTAATATCAATTTAAGTTGTGTCTTGCAATCAGTCACAGTTGGATTGATATCGAACTTGCTATCCTCGATAGTGAACATGAAGTCCATGCAACGATCTAATTCAATGTCGGTCATGTATAGGCTAAGTTCAGTCACCATCTTGTTCATGATGTCTATCTTTTTGTTGTCGAACTTACGGTTCCATATGTCTGTCATGAACATTAGTGCAATGTCTCCTGATCCTTGTTGTCTTCACGATCTACCATCTCTCTGATGCCATGCTCAGTCAATAAACTAGTGATGAAATTGTGTACGCTTTCCATAGCGAGTATGGTGAAGTTTACACCACGCTTCTCGTCATCGTCCATGTTATCTACGTCAATGTTCTTGGCATTCTCTAATGCACTTTTAACATCACTAAGCAATGGTTGTAATGTGACCCACACAATGCCATCTTCTGCTGTTACCATCTTGTAATTCATTTGTTCACCTTATTGTTATTTCTTTTTGCCATATCCACTTGCGTATATGGCTTTGCCTTGTTTCTCGGCATCTTCACGCTTACGGTATATCTTGCCACTAGTGCCCCAACGATATCCCATGACTTTACCTGAACTGTTTCTGACTTCTTTTACTGGCATGTTGATGTCTCCTATATATTATTTAGTCTGTGCCTGTATGTTTATGTTTTTGTATATTGACAGCACAAACATATCTGTGATTCTCTAATACGATTGGATCATTCATGACTTTACTGCATAACATGCAACATTTGCCTTTATGCGTCCATTGATTCTTGACATACATGTATAAGTCACCGTATGTCACGGGTGGTAATGTTGTGTCTAAAATCGTGTTCTGTATCTTTTTAAGTTGCGATTTGGTAGTACTATTGATACCTCCAGTAATGCTTCCTAACAGATGAGAAGCACCGGCTTTACGTTTTTTTCTCATCTAGTACTTATCTATCCATGATATTTGTCCTATTTGCAAGTAAACGGAAATTACCGAATGGCATTATTTTATGATAGCCCAACTCACGCCATTTCTTTCTTAGTCGTTTTGTCTCTAATTCTTTTTTGGTTGATTTTTTTGTAAACTTTGATTTCGTCACGATTGGCCCATTTTATGAATTTATCACAACTGACACATACGAACTTGCCATGATGTGGGCCATATGGCCCAACTATATATGTCAATTCATGATACAGATGCTTATCTATGATCTTATTCTTCTTCATCATCAAACTCTATAGGTTTGGCATCGTACACACCATGTGCTTCATAAATTTTGCTTTGTCTTTTGCTCATTGGTGTATCTAATGGTATGCGATAGAATTCTTGATATAATGACAGAATAGCAATGTATGTGTCATCTTCTTTTGTGATACCAACAACTGCGCTTTTAGTCAATTTTTTATGAAAATCTGTTATGAATCCATTGACTGGTTTATATCGTAGTCTAGCGATCATGATATCAGGAAATGTATTGATCATAGCATCGACAACTTCTGTTACCACTGGACTATTTTTGCAACCACGAAATACTTCGCTATGACTTCTAGTGGCTGCTCCTGTCATGAATACATTAAAATCTGTATGTTTATCTTCTTTCAATGCAACATAAACATTGCATCTAGCATATCGTCCGGTATCTCTTACATTACCAATCTGTATACCAATGCGATCATACAATGCATGTGGATTCAATCTAACGAAACCAGGCACAAGACTGATTGGTTGATTTTGGTTCGCGCTGCCATTAACCCCCAAAGACCCACAAACATTATCTCTCAAAACTTCTTTGCCACTAACGGCCTGAAAGGCCTGTAGGGCAGAAGTAGTCGCCGAAGGCGACTGTGCATTATCAACAACTTGTTGTTGTAATGTATTACTATTATATTTCATTTCTTTTTTAGAATTATAATCATAATTATAATACATTTTAGCCTCAACTAAAGTTCCTAACTCAATCTTCTTGTCTGTCATATACGCTCCTTTTGTGTTTTAACAGTAATAACTCATCTCAAGATCATCCCAAAATTTGATGATCATGAATATGCAAAATCTTTTTTGTGCTTTGGACCATGGCAATTGTTTCATGCGATCTAATGTCTTCATGTAGTGTATGATGTTACACAACTGAGTCCATTCTTGGGGATTCCATGGTTCACCGATCGGTGACTTGATATGCGTAGTTCGTTCAGCCCATTTCAGTATCAATTCATCATCGATACTATCCATGATATACCAAAAATCTTCACTACGATTGCTGTTGTATCTATCTCTTACAAATTCTTGTTGTAAGGCCGTGATCTTGTCACGAAAACTAACTTGTTCCATAATTGCTCCTGTTCATTTATTATTGCTCCCCTTTTTAGCGAAAAGTGGGCCAAGCCGCGCTAACAACTTGGCCCTGGAGCGTCATAATGTCGTACTCTTAGAAGAATACATGTTTATTTATCATTTGTTGTATGAGATATATTTTTTATAGTTGCTAAGTCCCTTGTCATCATGATGAAACTCACCAACTAATTGTTCTGCACGCCAATTTGGTAATACATTACCAACGACATTTCTGAACACAACGAAATTCATAGTTGGTAGATTATTCTGTATTACATAATCATCTATTAATTTGATCTCATTAGTCTTTATCGTGACATCATAATTCGTTAACATCGTGTTATGATTCAACGTTGGGAACAATACATTATTCCAAACTTTCATAAATTATTCTCCTAGACTTGATTCATCTTTATATTCACAAGCAATACATTTGTCATGTATCTCATTTATTGTATCGACAAGTATATCATAATAGTTATCAACTTCATAGTCAATACGAAATGGTAAATTTTCCTCTAGATGTAATCTTAGTCTTGGACCTGGCATATTGTAACTATCAACAATTTCAATATAAGTTGGTCCAAAACGAAAATCACAAAAATGTGATTTGGCAATGACAAACTCGTTATCTTGTTCAAAACTATTAAAATATATACCTGTATCATTACTGATATCATTTACTAATGTTACGATGCTTACTGTGTTCATATGTGTTTCCTGTAGATATAATAAAAGTGTCGTTTGAGGACACTTCGTAAAAAAATAGATAGAGTGTGTTTAGCACTCTATCTATAGTTATGATCAGACAGATACTTGATCTTGCTGATCTATTCTAGCACGACTACGAATAGCATCAAGAATATCTTCTGCACTAGTCTTGTTTTTATTCAACATGCTACGTGCTTGTTTAAATGCTTCAAATTCTACTTCGTCTAAATCATCTTCATTGATACTGTCGAGTATTTGTTCTTTACTCAACTTCTCTGTGAACTTGTCACTTGACAAGATTTTAAATTGATCACGCAATAGTATTTGCATACGCTTGTCATGATCATTAGCAAAACGAACTTTCGTTCTATTCTTATTATCAGTCGCTATAAAATAGCAGTCAAACAATTTTTCAGTCATAAACGCTCCTATATTTTATGTTATGTGAAGTTGCATCTTCACATAATCAATTGTATATGTATTTATCATCAATGTCAATAGTGTTATAAAAATCATTTACCCGTTTTCTCAATTGCAAATGAGAATCATTCGCATTTACAAATTAATGTCAAGCACAAAAAACCCAATAAAATCAATGACTTACGAGGGGGCATCTGTAAGTTGTTGATTTTATTGGGTTTTTTACTGTTGCGAAAATACAACGAAAAAAGTTGAAAAAACGCTTGACATTGCCACTGTGTTTTGATACTATATGTGTATTGTTGAACTTGAGGAGAACGAAAATGTATGATACATCAGAAATGAATAGATGCATCACAGAAATCAAGGAATTGGTATTGTTGGCATATTATGCCAAAGATCCTGTAGCAAAAATCAAACTGATGCGTGAGGCGCGCGAAGGAATCGAAGCGTTTGATAGTAATTATTCATATCCCTTTCAAGATGAACTTGAGGATAATGAAGCATATGAGAACGATATGCTCATGCGTCAATGGGATGATATATGACTTTTGATGACTATAAGTTTATTTGTTTCAGTAACAAGATTAGTCCCGAACTTATTGAATCTTGTCGTCCATTTATTAATCAACATCAATATTTGTTTAATAAACTAGATCGTGATGAAAATTTTACCAATGCAGAGAGCGATTTAGGATATGCTGAATTGGAAGATATTAATAATAAATCACAAAGCATAGAAGTGATCAAGAAAGCAATATTTGATTCAACATTGGATTTTGATAAGAATGGTCGTAGTTTGATAAAAGTAAGAACCAAACAACTTATCAAAGATCCTGGCAAACATATTCGTAGGTTGGTACTTAAAAGTTTTTATTTGTATTACTATGATCTGTAACTAAATAATACTATTGTGTATCTCGATCAGCAACCTCAGCATATCCGTTTATACTCCGCTGATCATTTGTAATCTCGGCTCCGAAGGCGCACAAATCGGGCATCTCGTTATGTGGTGGGTGAGTACCGTATAAACTCAGAACTTCTTGTCCCGAAAGCGCCCAAATCGGGACAACTTACCATATGACAAACGATCAACTCATACTATATGCATTCACCAAAGACTGTCCAAGATTAGTCAAGGCATTACAAGATGAGGTATTGACATTGATCGATATGGACGACAACAAACTCACATACATGTTGCGCTATGAATATCTACCAAATGAGCAAGCATTCTTAGATTTCTTATTCGATATGGATGAGAGCCAGATCGTGTATCAAATGCAATTATTGCACAACGAATATTTCTTACGAATTTATGTTTAGGCGTGCGTATAGCCCCGAATACTCCACGTGGAGAACCTCGAAAAACTTGTTATAGGGCTAATGATCTCTGCCCACAGATCGCACAAAGTGGGCATTTTTACTTCAATAAATAAATGTATGGAACAAATCAATTACGAACAAATCGCTAGTGAAGAGAAAGTTTTTGCCGATAGATTGGCAATATTCATCAAAGATATCATAAGACCAACCACAGTACTAGATATAGGCTGTGGTCCTGGGCATTTCGTAGATAGCATGAACGATATCGGTGTAAGTAGTTTTGGTATAGATATTGACGAACGAGTTATTGGTAAAAAGAATTTATTTCGTGAAAATATCTTGGACACACAATTTGTATCCGATACTTGTATTTGTTTAGAAGTGTTTGAGCATATTGATGGTATGTACAACGATGACCTTGTTGACAAAGTATCAACTATGTTTCTTGATACATTGATCTTTACCGCAGCCATACCTGGTCAAGGTGGTGTTGGACACATCAATTGTCAACCAAAACAATATTGGTGTGATAAGTTCCTTAGTACCAAAAAGATGCGTAGAAACTACCTAATGGAAGATTTACTATTACATTATTGTAGACAGGGACGACACATGGGTTGGTTCACGCAAAACTTATTAGTTTTCACAAAAATATATCATGAATAAACAAATTACCTTAACAGATTTATATAAATTCATAAAAAATGAAGATGGGTCTTATACCATAGATAGTGAAGAATTTGCTAGATTCCAACAAAATTTTGATGACTATCTTCATATAAGGCATGCGATAAAAGATAATCCATTTACTAAAGACCAATATGATAAACTTTATGTCTATAGCAAATGGTATAATGAATTGTGATTAGACTATGGCGTAGTCTAAAATAACATTAGGATTAGCGTATAACGCTATCCTCACAAATTTATTTATTTTTTTTGTCAATAAATGGTACCGTCATGGTATCACTTTCTTTGAAAATGATCCTAGGTGGAAAGAACTGTATCTCTTGAATCGCATTCGCTCGTTTACCAATGATGCGCAATCCACACCATATACCTGCAATGAATGTCATGGCAGTCATGAATATGATTGCCACTACCATGACTTCTACTACTGCACCCAACCATGCGGGCAGACTTTTAATGAAC